TTTAATGCTCCGTCTAATCTTAAAGTATTTGTAAACTGATTCGTTGCTCCTGTGAATACGTTGGACGCTGACAATGAACCCGAATTAGTTATTAAAGTATTTAGTTGTGTTTGTATGTTGCTCGTTGCTGTATTTAAAAAAGCAATCTTCTGCAAATCGGCATTGGTAAGCGTTATTGTTCCTGCTGATAGTAATAAAGACCCATCTAATCTTATGTTATTTTGAAACGTTTGCGCTACTGAAAAAGTTTTCGTCGCTGTTATGGTTTGAGTTCCAGAAAGTGCAACCGCTGTCCCTGTTATTTTACCAACTGGAATAGAAAGATTTGTGATTGAAGCACCTGACATCACTGGCGCACTATTAAAGGTTTTCACTCCGTCTATGGTCTGCGCTCCTGTTAGTGCTACGAAAGAACTGTTATTAATCGCAAGACTTGAAATTGAACCATTTGGAAAACTGACATTATCTGTGAAAACTGTAGAACTTAGACCAGCATCCCAATACAAGCCAGTTAATTTAAATTGTGTATCGCTTACAATTGGTGATAAAGTCGCAATATCTGCAACTGCTTCATCAGTTTTTTCGCATTGTAATCCTACATCATACGACACAGAATTATACAAATTCTTTAACTGACCTAATACATTCACATTATCAACGAAGTCAGTAAATTGAAATTCTTCGTTGAATTGTATTTGGTTAGCACTTGTGTAAATACTTGAGTTATCCGCTAAATATAAATTACCACTTCTTGAAATGATATCACCACCACTAACATCAATGTCGTCATTGTAATAAGTACCTTTGAATTTATTAAAGGATGTATCTGTGTTATAACCATTGGGAGGATTTGACATTTTTACTTTATTGTTATATTTTATTTACCACTGTAAAACGCTACCCGTGAGATTAAAACCGAAAGAACTTGAAACAATTCCGTTTAAATATATTGTTGAGATGCTTGTGGTGCTACCAATATTGATGGTATTAAATGCACCAATACCCTGATTGTATCCAATATTGATTTGAGGTGCATTTAAATTTAAATTACTACCAACACCATTCGAATTTATGTCTAATTTAGTACCAGAATATTTATTAACTGTGTTTGTTTTAATTTCACCATTAAGAACATTTAAATCACCATTATTCACACTAATATCACCAACCCCAAGTGTTAAACTGCCATTTGAAAAAGTTGCATCACCATTAACAACATTCAAATCACCATTTGTTAAACTTATATCCCCCCCTGTTGTTACAATATTACCAGTTGTTAAAGTTATATTAGAATTTAGCAAATTCACATTCCCATCAACACTTAAATCACCTGTTATTACACACTTAGTTGGAAACCATCTAAAACATTCTTTAAGATTACCAGCACCAGCCAAAACGTTTAAACCTAAATAACCATAATTGTCTTGGCTACCATCACCCGCATAATTATAACCAATGTTGCAATTTCTGGCCTGTCCGTTGGTTTGCTCTTTACCGATTAAAATACCTTGTGCGTTAAATGCGCCAACGGTTGAAGGAAGCACCACGCTTAAAATTGGATTTTGTGTGTTGAGTTTTATCGTCGTTAATCCTGCTATTTTGCAATTCGTTGAATCTATATTTGTGTTGATTCCTCCAGAAGTAAAATCATTATTGACGGTTAAAGCACCAGAAAAGGTGTTAAGACCATTTGCATACAGTTGATTTATTCCGCCGTCAATTGAAGCACCAAAGCCATTTGCAACAATAAAATCATTTCTTATTTCTGTAACTCCAATAAAACGAACATTTAGATTTTCTGTTTGTATTAAACCCGATTCTAAATCACCGACATACAATTTAAAAATTGATGTTTTACCTGCGATAGTAGTAAAATTGTCTTGCACTGAATAACTTATTTTCTGTGTCTTTTGTTGTAATACTCCAATATCTGTAGAGTGGTCGGCAACTGTCAAAGCAGTCCCATCGATTTTCAGATTCATTGCAGGAATTGTTGTAATATTTAACGTTACCAATGATGCTGTATTAAGACCTGTTGCACCTGCCGTAACTCCCTCTGCTATTATGACAGCATTTAAAGAATAGGCAACATCTGCATAATTTCCTAACTGTAGTTTTCCATATATGTGGCAGTTTGAACTTATATCAAAAAAGTCGTATTGGTCGTTTCGTGAAACCTTTAATAATTTATTTTGTGATGATGTGATTATTGGGATTAAGTTAATCTTTTGGTTTCCGTCTGGTGTGTATTGAAGTTCTCCGTTTGTTAAAAAATTGTTTACAATTGTGAAGTCTGAAGGTTGGAAATAAACCATTGTACCAATTTTGTCGTCAAGTATTGCTTGAACTGCAGATTGCAAAGCATAATCAACTAAATCCGTGTTAATCCCATTTATTTGAGTTTGTAAAGATGTTAGATTTGCACCCACTGCAGAAGTCGTGTCGCTTATATTGTTTATTTTAACCAGTGTGCTATTCAAAATTACCGTCCCGCCTGATGTCCCCACTAAAAGACTTGCATCCAATTGTAGATTTCCCGTGTGTTGTTTAACTCCAGTTATGACCTGATTACCATTTAAATTTACTGCAGTACCTTGAACCGTTGCGATTGGTATTGTTCCCTCTGAAATATTTGCCCCTGACAAAGTTGGTGCATTACTAAAAGTGCAATTTCCGCCGATTGTTGTTAAAGTTCCTGTTGGATTATATGAAATATTTGTAGTTTTTACCTTCAAATTATTTATGTCGGTTGTATTCGTTGAAATATTTGTTGTGTTCGTTGAAATATTTGGAATAAGTTGAAGTTGTGCATTTGTTATCGTGGTGCCACCCGAATTCACTATTAAATTTGAATTCAGTTGAATTGATGAAAAAATTTGAGTTCCTGAAAATGTTTTAACACCATTAACCGTCTGAGTTGTTTCCAATGTTAGAAAATCACTGTTGTTAATTGCTGATGATGCTATTTGATTTGCAGAAAAAGACAAGTTGCCGATAAAAGTGGTTGTGTTAGTTGAAGGGTCATATGTAATGGATGGATAAGATGAACCGCCACCGCCACCGCCACCAGAAATAAGAAGTTGCCCCACGTTTAAGGTCACGTTATTATAGTCCAAAAATAACGTGCCATATATATGAACGTTTTGATTAAACTCAGTGAATTCGGTTGTCTCGTCAAAAACGATTTGATTAGAACCGTTATAAATTGCGCCAGTTAAATTGAGATTAGTAGAATACACCTGCACAGCATTTACCTCGTTGGCTGTTATTTTTTGTGTGTTGATATCAGTTGCGTTTATACTCACTAAATCGTTTAAATTGGTGTAAAACGAATTTAGAAAATTACTCATTTATTATCTTATGGAGATTTTTTTTTGTCTATCATCATTCTGGCAATCTCATCCTTAATTTCATCAATACTTTTAGAAGTTAAAAATTTTCTATCTGTTCCACCCAATTCGCTATAGTCTTGCCTTTGCAATTTAAGAATTGCATCTTTTATAGGTTGTGCTTTTTTCGATTTAATAATGTTGGTGTCTGCTGATGCACCCGCAATTTCTTCGTAATAATTACGATAAAAATCCGCACTACGTCTAACTTTTTTTACTCGGGCAGTTTCTGGCAATGGTGCATCTGGGTCAAATCCTGCTTCTTTTACACCAAACCCTTCTTCTTCTTGCATTTCTTCTGGTGCCATACCAAACGCAGGAGGTGCTTCTTCTTCACGTGCTGAAAAATAGCCAGCATCTTCCCCCGTAAATCCTCCTACTTGTTGTGATTTAAATTCTGTATCGTTTGCAGTTCTGCCGAAAATCCCATTTATATCTTCACGACTATAGCCATAATCACCATAAATATCTTCTTCAGGTTCTGCGTAATTTTTACTGATAGTTTCATTATCACCCATCTCGTTCAATCTTGTCATAACATTAGTTTGAAACGCACGCTGTTGTTGTTTTTCTTGTAATTTCCTAATAAGTTTTCTATCTTCTTCTTCACGTAGTCTTACAGCATACGTGTAGCGATTTGGGTCAAACGGGTCAGCGTATTGATTTGCTTGTTGTGGAAATGATTGACCTTGTCCATACTGAACACGTGATTGGGGTGCATTTATAGTTTGGCTGCTACTCATCGTGACATTTTTACCAGCGGTCCCTCTTCTTTTTTTCTTCTTACGGCTGCATATAATACCTAAATCTAACAACTGTTTTAAAGTAAATTTTAAAGAATTTGCCATTTATATTAATCACAGAAAAAATTTCTCTGCTGAACCATTTCAACAACTGGCGCTTTCTTTTCCCCAACTTTGATTAAAGTTTTCTTATTCTGTTGCGTTTTAAACTTCTTTGACTTAATATGAACTTCTTGTTCTTCCGCACTTGATTCCTCTTCACTTGATTCGTCTTGATAAACTATTATTTTCCTTTTCTTTTTTGGCTTTGGTTCAGTCTTACGGGGCTGCTTAACATATATAATTTCATTTTCAATCTCGTCTTCGTCTGGTGTGGGTGCTGGTTCTTCTAATTTTTTAGCTGGTGGCAACTTCATCGGCTTTTTGGTAGGCAACTCAATACCATTTTCAAGCAGTAATTTTGCAGATGCAATCTTTTTCTCTTCCAGTTTCTTGGCTTTGTATTCCTTATTTTTTTCTACCACTTTAGCAAACGCTTCAATCTGCTTTTCAGTCCTTGGCTTCTTTTCTTTTATTTTTGGCGGGTTCTTTGGTCTGCCTACACTTTTCTTTGTTTTGATTAGCGGTGTATCTTGTTCATCGTCACTTAGTTGATTTTCAATTTCTTCGGTGTTTTCCATCTTTTATTTTTCCTAAATATTTTAATTTTTTAAAAAAAATATAATCATCATATAAACAATGCCAATTACTGATATAGTTGAAGTGCCAAACCCAACTGCTACATCTTTTAGACAGATTAAAGAAGTGCAAGACATCTATGTGCCCGACATCACAAATTTAAACATAAGCCGACGTAATGGGATGATTTATGCTCTCACTGGCAGCGGCGGCTCTGGAAAGACCAACCTGCTGTTGAATATGTTTAGAAGCAAAAAGTGTTATCGTAACAAGTTCCATCACATTTATTATTTTTGTCCTTCTTCGTCTTTTAGTTCTCTTGAAAAACATCCGTTTGAAAATCACGAGCAGGTTTATCACGAGTTGTCGGTTCAAAATTTAGAAAACATCTATAACGAGTTGATAATGATAAAGAAAGGTAAAAAAGACGAGAAGAAGGAAAAAGCAGAAGGTAAATATGACGGCGACATTGATGAAGAAAGTGAATCAGATGAAGAGGAAGAAGTTCAATACTCTTGTGTGATTATTGATGATTATGCTGACCAACTTAAAGACAAAGGTATTCAACAACAATTAAATAAGATGTTAATCAAAGCACGCCATTTATGCTGTGGGTTTATTTTCACTTTGCAATCATATTTTTATATGCCAAAAATACTCAGAAAGCAACTGACTTATATTAGCATTTTCAGGCCGAAAAATATTGAAGAGTGGTATAGTATAGCAAACGAGTTATTGAATATGAAAAAAGATGACGCTCTTAAGCTTTATGATTACGTATTTGATAAACCGTATACACATTTAGACATAGACAACACCAATTTTACAATTTACAAGAATTTTAATATGCTCAAGTTAAAATAGAGGGAACTTCCCTCTAACACCCATTGCGACAAGTCGTGTTTTTTTATAAAAATTTTTATATATTATTAATAAAAACAAGAAAAAAAAATAACCGACTGCAAGCGGAATTGCCAATGGATTTTAAAAACTTTATTGACCAATTAGAAAATGGACTTTGTCCCCACGAGTTGAATTTTACTTTAACACCATCTGACCCGATTGACTGGCAAAAGGTAAGATACAACACTTTTTTTAAATCACCTGAATTTTATGCGGATAAATTTCCCGAAGTCGTTCATAAGTTGCCTGCATTTGATAAGATTATTGATGACATTGTTGAGATGAATAAAGACAACTCACCATTAAAAGAAATCACAGAAAAAAAATATTTAGGTGAAATAAAAGAAGATGTTTAAACCTACCCGAAATTTACAGTATGACCCGAATTATATCCCAAAGGTAAAATCTACCGAGTTGAAAGATTTAATTCAAGCATCTTACAGCAGAAACACACCAGCAAGAGAAATAGGTAAAAAATACGGATATGTGTTAGATGATGATTTGAGTAATGCAGAGCAAAAGGTGTTTTTAGACAAAAATAAAAATCCTAAAATTGTATTCACTGGCTCACGTAAAGGTATGGATGCACTTACTGATTTGGCGGTTTTGGGTGGCGTAGCGGGTTTAACCCCACGTTTTCAGAATTCATCCAAGTTAGTAGATAAGGTTAAGCAAAAGTATAAAAATAGACCAATCACAGCAATTGGCGACAGTTTAGGTGGGACTTTGGCAGAGAGTGTAGGGGGTAAAGTTGATAAGGTAATTACTACCAGCAAAGGTGTTGGCTTATTTGGAATTGGTAAAAAAATAAGGTCTAACCAGACAGATATAAGAGCGAGCAATGATGTCATCTCACTTTTAAGAAATACGCAATCAGGTGGTAAAAAAGTAGTAATAAAAGGGACAAAGGGGATAATTAACCCTTTTGCTTCTCACGACTATAGAAATCTTGATAAGATAAATAAAACGTTTTAAAATCTCTGTTTAATATAAATGAGCACTGAAAGCATTCAAATACATTTAAACTCACGTTATGCCACTTATAACGATGGTAATCGAAGCGATTGCAATTTTGAGTTGCCACTGATAGAAATACCAGACCAGCACACCATAATGCTGTCAGTTCAGCACGCAATCATTCCATATTCGTTCTACAACATAAACTCAAAGAACAATATGATGACAATTCAAGAAATAGTTGTTGATGGAAATGGTGCGCAAATTAATACCATAACCAACACACTTTACATTTCATCTGGTAATTACAATGCTTATCAGTTAGCCTTTTATTTAGCCACTTTGTTCGTTGGTGGTAGAATGTCTGTGACATATGATGTAATAAAGAATAAATTCACGTTTGTAAATACTACATACAATTTTAAGTTTTTGTCTGCATTTTCCTCGTGTCAAGAATTGCTCGGATTGGATACAAACGACTTATATAATACTTCTGCTTTAAAATCTTATACAAGTCAAAATTTAATAAATCTGGCGCCAATTCGCTGCATATGTTTATCTACAAATTTACAGACTGGCTGCATAAATAATAGCCAACAAAGCGAACAAAATATTCTTTGCAGTATCCCAGTAGATGCTCAGCCTTATAGCATAATAACTTATAAAAATTCTTCAAACTTTAGGGTAAATCTTTATGATAACAATTTTAACAATATTTCTATAAAGTTGGTTGATGATACTGGTTTAGCGATTGATTTAAATCAACAATATTTTTCATTGACATTGCAGTTGGATATTATTAATTTCGTTGAATAAAGTAAAACACAATGTATTTAGGAAATAAACAAAACAAGAAGCCGAAGAAAACTTTAGGGCAAAAGATTGGCGGTGCTGTTTATGGTTTAGGGTCAAAAATCGCACAAGGTGTTTTAACACAGGTGATTATGAAAAACTTACCGAAATTGTTGCTATAAATAAAATATTATCATAAAGCAAAAACAATGAAAAATCTTGGTCTAAAAAAGCAATCAACTGGGAAAGGTTTAGGAGTAAAACAACTTTCAAGTGGTAAAGGTCTTGGTGTGAAAGGTGTTTACTTTAGAAACAATATGATAATACCAAAGGGTGAACCTTTGCAAATTACTGGAATCATAAATAAGTCAAATACGGCTTCAACCGAATTTATGCCAAAGGGATTAAAAGGTAAAATGACGAAATAAAGCAATTGCGCTTGCGGTCGCTTATTTAGGGAGGGTGTTAGAGGGAACGGTGTTCCCTTTTTTATTTAGCGATTATTTTCTTTTTTTATTATCTTGGGGTAAAATATAAACAATCTAAACAATGTTGCCAAAAAATCTTAAATACGGTTCTAAAATTGAAAGCGCAGTTGCCCGCAGTAGCCGTGTCAATATACAGCCCCAGAACGGCACAAGTACATATAATGCAAATGATACAATCATTTTTAATTTACCAACACGAAACAATCTGGTAATGGTACCAACTGAGTCATATTTAAAATTTAATGTAGTTTTTACCTCTGGGGCGGCCGACAATGCTTTTAGATGGGACAGTTGTGGTGCTCACGGGTTGATTCAACGAATTCGTGTTTTTCACGGTTCTAATCTTTTGCAAGACATTGATAATTATGGACTTCTTGCGAAAATGCTTTTTGATTTGCAACAGCCAACAGATGCTGTTTATGGTAAGCAAAACATTCTTTCTGGAACCCGTGCAGATTTAGCAGTTAAAATGCCAACAATTACACCTTTGGCAGGAGTGCAAACTGACGCCACCATTAATGTTGCATTGGCTCAAGTAAGTGCAAAGAATATGTCTGCTGTTCAATCCAACTCTGGCGAGCGATTATTGTCATCCGCTGGAGGGAATGCTTTGATTGCAAACGCTGGAACAACTGCAACTTTCACATATTGTTTAAATCTCGTTTCTTTAGTTGGTTCTTTGTGTTCGTCGTCTTATATTCCTCTTTTTGCAATGACATCATCCCCTCTGCGTGTTGAAATTCAACTTGTTCCAAATGCTGTAAATGCTTGTGCTTGCCTTACGGGAACAAATACCAATTCTTTTGCACTAACTAACTGCGAATATGTAGCGAATATGATTGAACTCGGTGATAGTGCTATGCAGACAATTTACAGTTCTTTGGGTGGCGAGCCACTTCAATTCGTGGTTCCTGACTTTAGAAATTACCAATTCACTGGTACTATTCCAACTGGCAACGTATCAACCCAAATCGTGTTTCCCATTCCCGCCAAATTCACAAGTCTAAAATCACTCTTTATAACCGTCAGAGACAAGGGAACTGGAGCAGGGACGTTTTTCCCTTACTCGTCTGTTGCTTGTGGGATTCAGGAATACTACTTTAGATTAGGCGCTACAACTATGCCATCCAAAAATCCAAACACTCTGGCTGAAATGTTTAGCGAAACTGTTAAAGCCATTGGCTCAATTGGAGATATTCATTACTCTCCTTCTATTGATAAAGTTTCATATAATTTGCCCGTTTCGGTTGCGCTTGATGATGTTGCTACTGTAAATCAGACATCAATTGTCAATTCTGGTAGTTTCTACATTGGTCTTGACCTTGAAAATTACGCATCTGCTGATAAGTCAAGCATCTTTTCTGGATACAATTCCAATAATGATGATTGCTTTGTTTTCTTAACGTTCAGCCAAAATACTGGCGCAATCAATGCTCGGTTTGACAGTTTCGCCAACTTTGACACTGTTGTTGTTTGTGAAAATGGCACTTCATATGTTAAGTTTTAAAGTGTAAAAATAAAATCTTATTATAAAATAAAATGACAGATTTCGCAATTGCAACATTATATTTAAAATCAAGCGACTTATCTACTACTGAAAACGAAATAGGTTTAGCAAGTGTATCTAATAGTGTGTTAAGATGGAACAATATAAATTTAAGAATTCTTTTAGGTGATATGTACGACGAATACGAAACGTTTAATCTATCACTGACTTCAATAGCCTCGTCTAAAACACCTGCTGCCCTTGGTGCAAATTTTGGTAATTCGGACATAAATAATCTACAATTATCATTATACATCGAGGGATTGCCGTTTATACATAACACTTATGATGTGGCTAAAAGAATAAACACAGGACGAGCAGTGTTGGGGATTTTTTCATACCCCTCCACAAATGCAACTGTAAATATCAGAGTTTTTAACCAAAGTGGTACATTGACTTTTGGAAAATCACAGGAACAGTGCAACATCACCTTAACCTTCAAAAGAGTTAGTGATGATTTAACTCCTGAGACAACTGACCATTTTCCTAATACCAATTTTACTTTTCTAATAAACGGAATACGTAAAGCATCAACGACAAATAGCACACGTATTTAATTCGTAAAAAAGACATTAATAAAATAATATCATAACTCAAATGAGTTTAGGAATTTGTGAGCATTGTCATAAACCTTTAAGAAGGTGTAAAAGAGTTGATTTCGTCGATAGAAAAATTCATTTCAGTTGCATTGAAAAAATAAAGAAAAAACAATTTGAAGAAGACTATGAAAAGTTGAGAGTATTCCTCTCATCCAAAAATATACAATTATTAAAGTGATTGAACGAGCTCAATCTTTTTTTTGAGTCTGTATTGTTTTTGATACTCTTGATGTTTTTCTTTGTTGTTGATTACCCATTGTTTTTGTTGTTCAATTCGTTGTTCTTTGCTTGTGAATGCTCTGACTGCATTTTGAGAAGAATTAACCTCATCTATGTGCTCCTGTTCTCGTTTTACTAATTGTAGTTTATTTTGACACGAGCTAAACTCTTCAATCATTATGTGTTTCACAAAATCCCAACCGCCAAGCTCACGAATATGATTATAGATTGGATAATTATAATGTTTTCTATTTGGATTATTGCAATTAGATTTATGTTCATAAATTCGTTGATTGTAGTGAGTTGTAGAACCAATGTATAAATTTTCACCGGTTTCCTTGTTAATAATTCTGTAAATAACTGAATGAGCAAAGTTTGGCATTTTTGTATTTTATTTTTTATAAATTGTTTGTATATTTCTTTAAGTGAGAAAATATTTTTCGTATATATATTAAAAAGAAAATATAAACTTTATTTATATAGAAAAGAAGAAAATAATAAAAATGTCACCCACTTATGAACAAAACAAGAAACACATCTATAACTGGCGACTCAAAAACGTCGAGCAGTTTAGTGAATATAAAAAAAAGTATTATGATGCTAATCGAGCTAAAATAAGTAAGCGTAGCGCTGACCTGTATCGCTATAAGAAAGAAGCCGAAATCTTTAGGAGTATTTTATTGGATGAGAATCTATAAAGATTTTTTATAAATTATATTTAGGGATTTTCTTTCTTGATATAGAAAAACAACTTAAAGAAAAAATTATTATCTTTCTATACAAAAACAAAGAAATCAATAAAATGCCAAGACTCTCAAATCTCGAAAAAATCCAAAACGAAACTCTTGCAAAGCTCAACACTTTAAGAAATGTTCTTGACGGCAGAACTGATGCGGCTTATAGACGTAAAATTTTTGGCTCTACTATCGGGAAAGTTACAAAGCTGTTGGAAGAAATTACTGCTATAAGCAAAACTGTCAAACCTGTGAAAAAAGAAGTTGTGAAAAAAGAAGTTGTGAATCTCAAGGGAGAAAAAAAAGTAATTGTAAAAAAAGCACCAGTTAAAAGAATCTCGAAAAAAGATATTAATGAAATCGTAAAACCTGTGAAGGAGTTATATAAGTTTAGTGTTAAATTTCTTAAGACTGACGTTTTCGAAAATGAGCCGTTTTTAATTACGGTAGCTGATTTTAATAAGTTTCAACTAAGAAGTAAACTTTATGGAACTGCTTCACTTAGTATAGTAGAAGAATATATTGCGACATCTGCTAACATACCTAAAAAAGATAAAAATGGAAAGATTGATTGGTTTGGTCTTGACCTTATGAAGGTGATAGACGGGGTTAATATCGGGGAAAAATTTTATAAGGCTCAAGTCAACGAAGTGATTTCAGAAATACCTCATAGAGGTATTAGCAGCCAAATTTTTACAATGACTACACGAGGTGTTAAAGTTAATAAAAAGAAAAATGTTGTAAGGTATATTTATAAAGGTCCATTAATCAAACCGTATAAATATAATATGATTACGTCAAAACGATTTAACACAAAATACGAAACCATTATGGACGATAATACAGTCGAAGATTTTTCTTATATGAATCTTAACGATTTTTTAAATATTGCTTATTTTTCTATTAGTGATGTTTATGGAAAAATGATGTTTGTAATTACAGAAGCCGAAGGAATAATAAGAGTAAACGAGGGTCTTCCTGCTACTCAAACTGACAAGGTTCTTATTCCAATGAAGAAGGGTGTAATTATCAAAAACACTTGGTTGAAGTATGCTGAAAGTATTGCTAAAACTGCTTATGATGTAACTGATGATATTTGTGTTTATCACCAACTTTCTAACTATTTTTTGAATCCTCCTTCTGGCAGACCTTCCCCTGTTATAGATGGCGAAAAAATGTCACCTGAAAATCTTTATAATTTTCTACTGAAACAGTTCCCGTGCAAGTTTGCAATGACCGACGGAGTTCATACAAATATGATAGCGACTATAGCGGCAGCAACAAAGCGAAGTTTATACGCTTACGATTTCGAAGAACAGTGTTTTTTCAAACAAGTGACATCAGTGAAAAACAGTAATTATTGCCCGATTGTTTATTATATGGCGAACGGTCATATGTATTTATTAGATACGAAAGAAGCAATTAAATCGGTCATTGAAAGAAGTAAAAGCGCAAATAAAGCAGTTGTATCACAAGAGAAAAAAGAAGAATCGAAAAAAGATAAAAAAGATGAAATTCAAGTTTATACATACGGCAGTGAAATGGATTTTAATGGTATTGAACTCGGTGGAGTAAATTGCAAACAACTCCCGAAAGGTGTTCATATTGTAAACAAAAGCGGGATAATTTTAGAAACGGTTTCGTTTATAAAAAACTTTCTTGAAGTTCCTCAAGTGTCCTGCAAAAGTTCAACTGTGAACTCAATTAGGTTTAAAAACGAAAATAAAGAAGTAGTGTCAATTGAGTGTGATGCTAATACGATGGTGAATCAGTTAGATTATAAAATTGTGAAAGGTGTTGCGGATGCGAATGGTATTGATTACGTAAATCAAGGAATCGGCTACCTTGTCACTAATATTCTAAACAAACATTTTAAACCCAAAGAATTCCAACCAGATGAAGAAGCTGAAGAAATACTCGAAGAGGAACACGAAGAAGTTTTTAAGACTGATGAAATGCTATCGTTTTTTAATAATAATGTTTTTACAAATGTGATTAACACCAAAGAATTTAAGACGTGGGCTTTTATTGAGACTGTTAAAGAAAACGCTGCATTGAATAGATTGGTAAATAAGAAGTTTGAAGAACACGGTGAAGAGGGTGAAGAAGATTATAAGCAACGCAATTACCCAGTCAAAAAAATAGATGTGAATAAGTGCAGAAGAAATATTTTATATTTTTCAAAATATGATTTTCCCGTGTTCAGCGTGATGGATACTGTTAAGACATTCGAAAAAAATGATAAGATAAATGTCGGGTATTATTATGTGATTACTGAAAACGTCTTTCCTTTTCGTGGATGCGGCTGGTATTCTCAACCTATGGTGTTGTTTGGGTTAGAAGAAAAATTAATTGATAGAAACGACATAAAATTTAAATTAGAATCATCGAAGACAATCCCAAAGGAACAACTAAAAAAGATGATTGATGTTTTGCTTAGAGCGTTCGAGTCAGCTCCTTGTTTGCAGAAATTGTGTATAAATGCTTTTATTGGTATGATGGGAAAAATTAAGAATAAAAGTGATAGGTCTGTTTTTACACTTTGCAAATATGAAGCGAGTAATCTGCTATGTAATGCAAACACTAACATCTTAACACATTACATTGATGAAGACAACAAACTTTATCAAAGTAGAACAAGTAAAAAGAATGTTATCGAGAATACTATGTTTCCAGTTTATACGCAAATTGTGCAAATGGAAGCAATTGAACTTTATAAAATCGAAAAAATTATTAAGGAAAATGATGGGAAACCACTGGATAGAAATACTGACGCCGTTAGATTTTTTTACAATAAGAATTTTGAAATTGATGGATATTTTTGGGATGATGAAAAAACTGTTAAAAAATATAAATGGGAAAAACCTAAACCATTATGCAGGTCATCGATGGAGTATTTAAATCGTGAAGATGATTTTAAATCTGATACTTTTGGACTAATGTGGAATATCTCAAAAGAATACGAAGGCGATGCAATGATTAAAGCGATTCAAATAGTTGAATCAAACAAGTTGCTTCACATTGATGGAAGAGCTGGGACAGGTAAATCATACCTGACAAATAAAATCATTGAAGTGTTACACGAAAAAGAGATAAACTTTGTAGCGTATGCGCCAACTAATAAAGCGGCCAGAATTATTAATGGCGAAACAATTGACACACTTTATCACGTAACAAAAACAAATAAAAGCACGTTGAGCAGTAAATTCAAAAATATTGATATTATAATCATAGACGAAATTTCTATGATGAAAGAAAAGTTTTATAATATGTTTGTAAGCATTAAGAAGATTAAGCCAACTATAAAATTTATTATAACAGGAGACTTCGAACAATTCAAACCAGTCAAAGACACGTGGGATGGTGATTATAAAAATTCAGCTGGATTGTTCGAGTTGTGTGATGGTAATCGGTTACAACTTTCGAAAAACAGAAGAAGTGATGAAAAACTTTATAACATCTGTAAAAATGTGAATGATGTTAATATTGAAAATTTCCCAGTAAGAGAAAAGACGTATTTAAATATTGCATACCGTCACAAAACCCGCATACAAGTGAATAAGCAATGTATTGAAAGATTTATAAAAGAAAATGAAATCAAACATTGTTTATCAATTGATAAAGACGAGAAAAATCCAAAAACGCAAGATGTAAAAATTTTCAATGGGTTGCCCGTTATTTGTCATAAAACTCGCAACACTGAAAAAGCAAAAGCTGACGGGACTTTCTTCCTTAATAGTGAGCGTTTTACAGTTGCGGCATTTGATTATAAAAGTATTTTAATGAAGGGGTATGGTAGAGAGTTTAAAATTTCGATTAGTGAGTTTCACACTTATTTTTTTGTTGGTTTTTGCATAACCGCACACGCAAGTCAAGGCGAAACATTTTCAGAAAAGTATACAATTTTTGACTGGGATTTTATACACTTTTCTAAAAGAGCAAAATATGTTTCCTTGTCCCGTGCTACGGCTTATGAGAATATTCAAATAAATCAATAGAGTGTTATGGGAGTTGTCGGAAGTTGTCGGGGATGGGCGGGAGTTGTCGGGGATGGGCGGGAGTTGTCGAAGGGTTGTCGGGATGGGCGGGAGTTGTCGGAAGTTGTCGGGGATGGGCGGGAGTTGTCGGAAGTTGTCGGAAGTTGTCCATAGATTTTTTTGGGGATGGCTGAATTTTTTTTCAGCTGTGTCTTTATCGACTGCAGAGTGACCAAC